ATAAAATACAAATAAAATACAAATAAAATAGATATAAAATATTATAAATGAATTCTCCTGTAACAATTTTCAACGATATACTCCCACAAGAACTATTAGATAAAATCCAGCAATACTTGCCTGTAAATGAAAACATACGTGTTGCTTTAGCTAATTATTATGAGAAATTGTATGATCAAAAGGTGATTGATGATGAAGAAGCATTTGAAATACATATTTATCCGAATTGTGTTTGTGAGAATTGTCCTGACAATGGGCGCACTAAAATTTTCAGAAGAAGAGAATGTTATGTGTGTTTTGAACACGAATTGAAAGAACACTTAGGTGAATATACAAACGAACAATTTCATTTAGTATGTAAAAATAATCCTCAATATAGAAAAATAGCATACAATGAATATGATAGTGATAGTGATAGTGATAGTGATAGTGAATATGATATTGATATATTTTACGATTACAATGATCGTAATTTTGATTGAAATTATTAGAAAAAATATTTAAATATAATAAGATAAATAGAAATATAATGAAAGTATTTTTATTTTTATCTTTAATTTCAACAGTTTTTTCTATTTTTAATACTACAGATAATTTGACATCTAATAAACAAAGTGAGTGTGATGTTGCTAATTATTTAAAGAAAGCCGGATTTACATCATCACAAGTTCCAACAATGGTTTGTATATCAAAATATGAGAGTTCATTTAATTGTGACGCAACTAATAAAAACAATGATGGTTCAACTGATTATGGATTGATGCAGATTAATAGTTATTATTGGTGTTCAGGTGATTCAAATTCTAAATATAATGAATGTGGAACAAGTTGTTCAAGTTTATTCGACTGTCAGAAAAATGCTAATTGTGCTAGAACAGTTTATAATCAACAAGGATATACAGCATGGTATGGGTATCAATATCACAAAAAAGAGTGTGATAGTTATACAATTAACTGTTAATTAAAATCATAAAGTGACATTTTTGATGTTTGTAATGTTTTATTATTTATATTACTTGATTTATTCATTAATAATTCTTCAATATTTTTAAAATTATTAACAATATTTATTTTTTTATATTTATTAATAATAAAATCACAAAAATCAAATATATTTTTATGTGTTTTATTGAAATTTATTAGTGAAAAATTGTGTTCGCGACACCATTTAATAAATAGATTATGATTATATAGCAGTATTGTTTTTACAATAAAATATGAAAATAATTCTGTATTTTCCTTATACATATATTCGCGTTTAATAGTGCTGGATGATTTTTTTGAATATAAATCTTTATATTTTATATCCATAAAACCCAATATTTTTGTTGTTTGAAATAATGAAAACTTTATTTCATTTGTTATATAATTATTATATGTTTTTTGAAATTTAAGATAGTTCATATTTGGATTTTTTAAATATATATTAATTAATAAATTTAATATTGTTGCCCAAGTTTCACAATATGATTCATATAAATACATATTAGAATTCAATGGAAAATGTGAATATAATATATTTTTTATTTCTTTTTCAAGTCCAAATGAACAAAAATCTAATCCAAAAGCGTGCATTGATTCATGAATAAATACTTTAAACCATTCTTCTTTTCTATAGATAACAATTTCATTAATTGGTTTACAACAATATGTATAACCAGAATTAATGTGTTTTTTTCCAATTTCTTCAAAATTATTTGTAGGTAATTTTTTTTTAACATCAGTTAAAAAAATATAAATATCAATTTTTTTTGAGCATGATGGTGAACTATATAAATGAACAATATATAACCATATAATTATTTTATTTAAATAAGAATCAATATTGTCAATATCGGTAATATCAGAAATATTAAAAGTTATAGAATATTTTCTATTTAATAATTCAAATAAATACCTTGTTGTAACAATAGTTTTATTATTAATTTCATCATATATTTCTTGTGTAATAAAATTATTTGAAAAGTTGGATGGTTTCAAAATATTATTTACATTAAAAATTTTTCGTGAAAATTTTTGAATATGAATTTCATTATATTTTACATATTGAAATGCTGAATGTATATCATTATATAATTCTTCAACATTCGCGTTCTTGTTTGGTAAGTTAATTTTTAATTTCTTTAAAAACGATAACAATGAATTAGTATCATTTGTTAGTGCCATATAAATATAAAATAATATTTATTTATATGCTTTATTTATTTTTTTTGAAATACCTTTACACATTCCCATATTTTGGATGATTCTTCAATAGTAAATGCCCCTCTTTTTTGTGCTTGAGCAATAAAACTTACAATAATATTCAATGCTGTTATTTCATTATCAACAGGTAAATCGACAAGTCTTGGACCTTCTTGTGAAACGTCTTTTTGTTCTTCTTGAACAGGTTTTTGTGATAATTGTGAGTTATCCATTACTTTAATTATATAATTTAATTAATGTTTTTAAACATATTTATTTTAATTATTTATATTAGAAAAATTACATTAAATTTTTTCTAACGGTCATTAATTCATTCATTATAATCGGTAAGTTAGCTCTTGTAAAATTTACAATCTTAGCATTTTTTGTGGCCAGTAATATTTCTTTAAATGTTTCGTCTGAAAATTTTGCTTCTTGTGCTTGTTCTGTATATTTAGATGCGTTTGATAAAAAATCTTTATCAATAATAAATTTATCTTTAAAATAATTACGTTTTGTTCCTGCATCACGTGCTTTTAATGGGTCTTTACTTATTGACGAATTTGAATCTAAAGTAAATTGTTCAAATAATTCTGGATTACTTTTAAATTTATGAGCTTGTATATAATGTTCTACACTATTCCAATTTTTTCCATTTAATAAAAATGGTGATTCATATGTATTTGAAAGTTTACGTCTCCAATTAATAATTTTAGATAATGGTGTAAACATTTTTATTGTTTCTGGTTCATCCGGTTCAATTAATTCACCAGCACCCTTACCAGGAAACGGTTTATCGCTTGAATTATTATATATTTGAAAAACTATTTTATTATCATATAATTCATTCTCATCATCATTTATATATTTTGATGAATATTTTGATAATTTATCATCATATTTAGATTTTAATTGTTTAAATTCAGGTATATTGTTGTATACACCACTATTCTTTTCAAGACATTTCATCAATATTAATTTTTTAATATCATAAGGTACTTCTTCAAATTTAAATATTTGTCTTGATTTATATGTTATTAAGTCATAATGATCACCCGAATATTGTGTTATTATGTAATAATATGGTTCAAAAATTTTATTTTCATAATCTTTTGACTCATTACAAAGAATCACATTATCTTTATCGTTTATTTCATATGATTCCTGTGATAATATTATCATTTTAATATGTAATATATTTTCAATAGTAGAAATAGCATAACTATCTGCCCAGTATTTGGATGTTAATATATATTCTTTAAAATCATTTATATTTTTAATTTTTTTCATAAAAATAAATTCTTCAAGTAACTCTTTTGTGCTTTCTAAACCATCTGATAATTTTTTCAATAGTAATGTGGATTCCTTTATTTGTTTTTCTAACACTTCTTGTGTTTTTCTGTCTTTAGTTAGTTTATATTTTTTTTTATTTAATTTGATTTCTTCTTTTAATTTATTAATTTCTTTTGTATCATTATCAAATGATTCATTAAACATTTCATATTTTTCAAGATAACTACCATATATTTCTTCATTTATAGAATCAGATACTAATTGTCTTAAACCTTTTATAGTAGTTTTCTTACCAATACTATCAAAACCATCACGAATAGCTTGAAAGAAACAATCGCCGTCTGGATTTGTATTCGATATATTATAATTATTATTTTTCATAAATTTCTCAATCCAAGAAGTAGTCAAATTTTCTTTAAATTCACTTTTTTCTTTATTAGCATCTTCTATACTTTCTTCAGTAAGCGGTTTTAAATCTATAAAATTAGGTTTATCAATAAAAATATTATTATATAGTTTTGAACCTAATATTTTTGTATAAGATTGGTTTATTTTTTTTTCTTCTTCTTCTTCATCTTCTTCTTCATCTTCTTCTTCTTGTTCATCTTCTTCATCATCATCTTCTTCTTCTTGTTCACTTACATCTTCACTTTCATTTTCTTGTTGTGATTTTTCACTATTTTGATTATTTACATATGGTATTAGTGTTTCTTTATCCATAAAAGAAAACAATAATATTTCACGATTAATTTTAGCTACATCAATTTCATTATTATTATCTATAATAAAAGAAAAATCTTGAGATGGTATTTCGAATATACCAATCTGCATTATAAATTCATCATTATGAACTAAATAAATAGGTATAAAAACAATATTTTGTTTTGAATGTGTATATCTTGGTTTACCAACCGCAATTGTAATATTTAAATTATATTCTTCAATATTAATTTCATATAATTCTGTTTCAGAATCAATATCTTCTTCATACAAATCTTTTGTTTCACTATAAACAATAGAAGGGTGTATTTTTGATAATACCATAATATATATAGTTCAGTTTTATTTAAATTTTATTTTATACTTTTGTAATAATTATCATTTTTTTGGACATACATATTTATTAGCTTTTTTAATAACATCTAACATATCCATATGTTTAAATTTTATTTTATTTGACATACTTATTACATCTGATATATTTATATTACGAATATTATCAATATTTTCTTTAATAGTATGCCATTTGTTATGAGACATTAATTCTTTACACATATTTTGAATAAATAGTAATATATTTTCACTAATTTCTTCACATTTTGTTGATTCTTTGTTCCAATTTACACTATATAGCAAATCACTTTGTAATGAAATAATAATATTTATTACATTTTCAAGTGTAATGTCTCCTATTTTAAATAATTCTACAACAAATAAACTAAATACACGACGTTTCGTATTAATTTGTGTTACTTGGCAGAAATGATTATAATCATTAATAGATGCTTTTTTTATATCAATCTTATTAAATAACATCATATGACTTGCTAATTTTCTATCAAGATAATGAATTGTTACAGGAAATTTTTCTTTTAATTCTTTGTATATTTTCGCATAACTGTTCACACCCATTTTATTTATAGTTGCACTTATAAATAATAATTCACATATTTCTTCAATATTTTCATTGTCATCACTATCAGATGATAGTTCTATTATTTTTTTCACATTTGATATTAATTCAATTAATAATATATCATAATTTGAATCAGTTATTTTATTTAATTGTGATTGAAGTTCTTCAAAGCATTTTTGAATGGTTGGTGTATTATCTTGTTTTTCTTTATCATATGAACGAATATTTTTAATATCAGCAAGTAATTCTGGATCAATAATTTTTGATGAATTTGATTTTTTTTTTGATTTTTTTGAAAATGCTGGTGTTTTAATATAACCAATAGCACCTACTTGCTCAGAAATTTTAGTTATAATATCAATAGTTGTTTGTGGTAATGTAATATTAAAACCTTCATCACGTATTTTATTGAATTCTGTTAATAAGTAAGTATTGTCAACTAAAGCCATTATAATATTAGTATAGTTGATTTTTTATATATATTATAATCAATTTTATTATGTTAAATAATCAAATAATAAATATTTTTTAAAATTATGTGTGACATTTTTAAATTACCAATAGAAACAATAGATAATGTTCAAGTTTTAGAAGATAATATATTAAGTGATTTGGAATTAGAGAATACAGATACCAATAACTCAATGTATAATTATTTATTTAATACAACCAATGATTATGGTAAAAAAATGATAGGAAGATGGAATAAGGTTTATACTTCAAATAAAGATTATTTAAAGGATACTTCAAATATGATAAAAAAATATGATAATAAAACAAAAAGTAATGTTTGTGAATCATGGGACAAAATTAAAAATACATCTCGATTTTTAGAAAAATACTATTATATTGAATGGGAATACTTGACATTTTTAAATAATTATTCAGTTATTCATACAGTATTATCATATTATAGATTGATATCTCCGTTTATGACATTTTTACTTCCAATTATATTATTTTTATCTTCATATTTTATTCTCCGTTGGAATGGTCTTCAAATGTCCTTTTCAGAATTTTATAAAATGACAATGAAAGTATTTTGGAGTAATTCTATTATTGGACGTTTTATAACTGGATTCACTAATATGGATTTAAAAACACAAGCTTATTCTATATTTTCAATAATAATGTATATATCTCAAATATACAATAATATAATGGTTATTGTAAGAATGAATTCTAATTTACGGGAGATGCATTCTTATATATTTGAAATTAAATCTTATATGAAAAATACTGTAAAAAGTATGAAGAAATATATAGAACTTATAAAAGATTATTCAACGTATAATTCATTTAAAGATATATTAACAGATAATTGTTTAAAAATGGAAAACTTCATAGATATAATAAAAGATATTCCTGATGATCATAACACACTTAATGAAATAGTATACATTGGTTATGTTCAAAAGATAATTTATAGCATATATGTAGATAAAGAATTAGATGATATTATGAATTATTCATTTGGATTTAATGGATATATAGATAATTTGAATGGTGTAAAACATAATATTGAATTAAAATATATATCTTATGCTGAATTCAACAATAAAGATACTCAATTTAAAGATGCTTATTATCCACCTTTACTTGCAACTTCTGATAAAGATAAAATAGTTAAAAATACATATAATCTTGATAAAGAAATTATGATAACTGGACCTAATGCTGCTGGTAAAACAACACTTATAAAAACAACATTATTTAATATAATATGTAGTCAACAATTAGGAGTAGGGTTTTATAAAAAAGCAAACATTCATATATATGATAAATTATTTTGTTATTTAAATATTCCAGATACATCAGGACGTGATAGTTTATTCCAAGCAGAAGCAAGAAGATGTGTTGATATTATAAATAGATTGAATTCTTGTAATAATAATATTAGAACTTTTTGTATATTTGATGAATTATATAGTGGAACAAATCATTACGAAGCAATAGCAAGTGCTTATAGTTTTTTGAATTATTTGATTAAAAATTATAATTTTCATTTTATGATGACAACACATTTTATTGATTTATGTAAGAAGTTATCGAAAAACAATAAGAAAATAAAAAATATGAAAATGTTTGTAAAGAAACATAATGACGATTTTAAATATACATACAAGATAAAAAAAGGTATTTCATTAATAAAAGGTGGTGTAAAGGTATTAAAAGATTTATCATACCCAGAAGAAATAATAAATGATACAAGAGAATTTTTAGAAAAAGAATTTTGAAATAAATGAATAAATAATATACGTTAGAAACAATATAATAGTTTCTTTATTGTTATTATTATGGGTTTTGGATCTGTTATTGAAAGTATTACCAATATAACTGTTTATTTAGGAATTATATTTATTATAATCATATCAATCATATATGTTAGAAAAAGATTAAATGATACAGATGAAAAACTTGAAAGTATGTTTGATTTATTACAAACATTAACAGGTGAAGTTAAAAATTTAAAAATGGTTAAACGTGTAAATGATACTAATAGTTCTCCATTTGTTGGTTTATCATCAATGAACAATTATGAAGAAAATAATACAGGCAATATTTCAAGTGACTTTTATAAAGAAATTACACTTGATAATGATAATGATAATGTTGATGATGTTGATACATATAATGAAAATGTAGAAAACCAATATGTAGAAGATGAATTTGATGATGAAGAAGATGAAGAAGAAGATGAAGAAGATGAAGAAGATGAAGAAGAAGAAGAAGAAGAAGAAGAACAAGAAGATGAAGAAGAAGATGGAGAAGATGAAGATGAAGAAGAAGAAGAAGAAGAACAAGAAGATGAAGAAGAACAAGAAGATGAAGAAGAACAAGAAGATAAAGAAGAAGAAAAATGTTGTGATGGTGGAGAATGTTGTGAAACAAAAGAATGTTGCGAACAAGAAGAATGTTGTGAAACAAATGGATGTTGTGAAAAAGAAGTAGAAGAAGAAGTACACGAAGTTCCAGAACAAGAAAAAGTAAAATCATTAAATGTTTTAGAAGAGTTAAGTAAAGGTGTTTTAAAATCACCAAAGCAAGAAAATGAAGAAAATAATAAAGATGACCATAATGATATTAAAGTAGTTGATATAAATAATGAAAATATAGAAAAGATAGAATCATATGAATATGATACAATGACAGTAAAAGAATTAAAACAAAAATTAGTTTTAAAAGGTTATACAAAGGATATATCTAAATTAAAAAGAATTGGACTAATAAATCTTTTAAAAGAACAAGAATAAATATTTTCTTTTATTATTGTATATGAGCTGGGCTACAAATTATGAAAGAACTAATAATGTATATAAAAATACTTTACCAAATATGAGTGATGGTCGTCATTTTAACCATACATCTGTAGATCAACAAGTTATAAATGAACAAAATAGAAAAGGGTTAGGTATTGAAACAAATAATGATTATCGTAAATATTTAGTTGATAATGCTAATGATATTATTAAAAATAATTCACTTTATCATTATTCAAAAGTAGGTAATCCAGTATTATTTCCAGAAATAATTCCAAGAAGTAAACCGTATTTATATGATAGTTCATTAAGTTCTGCAAGACCAAATGGTTATGAAGATAGTGATCTTAAAAATCATTATTTGTCAAGAGAAGAACTAGAAAGAATGAGATATGCTCCATCAATTCATGTTCCTGATAATGGATTTGATAAATAAACAATAAAAGTTTTCTATAATTAATATATGGATTTGATAAATATTCATATATTATTAATTACAATTTTTTTCATTACATTAATATTTCATAGTGTTATATTGAATAATGTATATAATGTTATTGAAAATATGAAAAATAAAAATAAAGAAGATTATAATTTAATATTATTAGGTGATAGTATTTTAAATAATGAAAATTATGTTAGTAATCGTGATACGGTTTATTCAAATCTAAAGTCACAATACAAAAAATGTTATATATATGCTGAAGATAATGCTGTTATTAATGATATTAATAATCAATATGATATGATACCAAAAAAATTAAAGAATAAAGATTCTATATTTGTTATATCGGTTGGTGGTAATGATTTATTAAATAGTTATAATTATCTAATGATAAATAAGAAAGATAATAAATATTTTGATTCTATATGGAATGAATACAAAAAAACAATAATAGATTTAAATAATTCTAAAAATAAATCGAAAATAGCTATATTAAATATTTATTATCCAAAAGATGAAGAATATAAAAAATATTATCCGTTAATAGAGAAATGGAATAAAAGAGTAAAAAAGTTATGTATTAAAGAAAAAATGATTTATATCTCAATAGAAAAAGATGTTTATAAGAAATCACATTTTATTGATTCAATCGAGCCATCAAGTGAATCAAGTAAAATTATAGCAGATATAATTATAGATAATACAATAAGTTGAAAAGTTTTAATTGTTTAGTTATTAAATATTAAATATAATAAGTTATTGATAATATATTTAAAATATGAAAATGATTAGTATTGATGTTGGTATAAAAAATCTTGCGTGTGTTATTCTTGATTTTGACAAAGAATATACACCATCAAAAATAATTAAATGGGATGTTCTTGATTTAACAGAACGACCAAAATGTAGTAATAGTGTGTGTAATGAAATAGCATTATATGATGATCATAATGGTTCATATTTATGTAGAAAACATGCAAAACATCATCATTGTGGTTTACAACTTCCTAAACCGGCTGATAAAGTAAAGAATATACAAAAAATGAAAATAAATGAGTTAAAAGAGTATGCGAATACAAAGTGTATTAAATTGGATAGTAAGATGAAAAAAGTTGATATATTAAAATTAATTACAGATAAGTTGAAAACAGTATTTTTTTCACAAATATTACATTCAAAAGCAGATGAATATGATTTAATAACATTAGGAAGATGTCTTGATAAAAAATTAAATAATTTTATGGATGATTTAATTGATAAATTGGATTATGTTTGTATTGAAAATCAAATAAGTCCTCTTGCTAATCGTATGAAAACATTACAAGGTATGATAACACAATATTTTATTATAAAGAGTCCTGATACCAAAATTCAATTTATTTCTGCTATGAATAAATTAAAAGAATTGGATATGGAAAGTTCTACATATTCTGAAAGGAAAAAAGAAGGTATTATTCTTTGTCGTAATAAAATTAATGAATATAATTATAATTGGTCATCTTTTTTTGAAACATCTAAAAAGAAAGATGATTTAAGTGATTGTTATTTACAAGGATTATATTGTATAAAAAAAATACGTCAAGAAATGTAGATTATTTTTCATAATCATTCGATACTTGACTATAAATACTTAATGTTCTTGCGCTTGAATCAGTTGCTTCGATAAATTTAGGCATCCAATATCTTGGTATTAAATTTTCACAATTAGAATAATATTTATCAAAAATAAATTTATAATATTTTTGTTCTTTTGTTTCTGGAATGAATGAATGATTTTTTTCTTTGTAATCAAATGTTTGATTTTCAATATGTTCTTGTAATATTTCAAATAAACTTCTATTTTGTCTACTAACTCCATCACTGAATGCCTCTTTTGAACGCCAAAGAATATTATTAGGTAATAATTGTTTATTATTATAATTTGTATATTCTGAAAAAGCTTTACGTAATAAATATTTTTCCATATTTTTTTCATTTGAATGATTGCGCATGTTAATAGGTATAGATAAGTAATATTGAACCCATTCTCTATCTAAAAATGGTGTTCTTGGTTCAAGTCCGTGTGAAGAAATACTTTTATCAGATCGTAAAACATCAAAAGCGTGAATTTCATTTAATAAATTATGTGTTTCATAATCAAAATGTAAATCACTTGGTGTTTTATGCATGTATAAATATCCACCACATAATTCATCTGAACCATCACCATTTAAGACAACAACAATATTTGTATTTTCTTTTATATATTTACCAATTAAATAATTGCCAATACTTGCTCTTATAGTTGTTGTATCATAAGTTTCAATATTATAAATAACTTCTTCAATATTATCAATAAAGTCTTGTTCTTTTATTACAATCTCAGTATGTCGTGTTCCAATATAATTGGCAGCATATTTTGCCATTTCAAGATCTTTTGAACCTTTTACACCTATTGAAAATGTTCTTATTGGTTGTAAATTATTTTCTTTACAATATTCATTTGCTAATGAACAAACAAGACTACTATCAAGACCACCTGATAATAAGCAACCAACAGGTCTATCACTATTATTACATCTTTTAAAAACAGCTTTTTTAAAATAATATCTTATATTTTCTAGCACAAGTTCTTGTATATCTGTTTGATTATTTGCTTTAATATTATGAAATCCAGTTGTATGATATCTTTGTATATTTTCAAAATTCCATATAGAATGTATATTATTATTAGTATATTTGAATGTAGCATAATGTCCAGGTGGAAAATGTTTTAATTTATATTTTTCATTATTTAGTTTATTATATAATGATGATAATACTTTAACTTCTGATGCGAAAGCATAAAAATTATTTAAAGAATCATTATTATTGTTAGAAATATAGTAAAGAGGTCTTACACCAAATGGGTCGCGAGCAATATGAATAATAGGATTATCATTAGTAATACGTAAATCTACAATAACGAATGCGAATACACCATCAAGCATACGTAATGTTTGTTCTATACCAAATTTTTCATATAAATGAATGATAATTTCACAATCGGAATTTGTTTTTGATTCTATATTTAAATAATGATACAAGTCTTTATAATTATATATTTCGCCATTGCAAATTACTGTAATATCATTAATTGTAATAGGTTGATTTGATAGTTTATCAAGACCATTAATAGATAGACGATGAAATCCTAATATATAATTAAATATTTCTTCTTCTAATTGTGAATTATCAGGTCCACGTTTTATACCTTTTAAAAATTGTTCATTTATAAATTTTTTTGTAAAAAAAGAAGAATTATTTAAAATAGAAAATATTCCGCACATAACAAGTGTTATATTTATGTTTTTATATACATATAAAAAATATTCAAGATTCATAATTTAGTAAAAATAAATTTAATTTATGAATATATTTAATTACTAATATTGTTTAATAATATTATTTTACGTTATACTTAAAATTAAACTTTGTAATATAATCATATGAGTGAAATTATTGATATATCAAGTCTCGGTGGTGGTAGTGAAAGTTTAAATATTGAATCTGGTGGAGGATTATCATCAAGTAATTTTGGTCCAGGTATTGAACTTCTTATGAATGATAAAAAACCAATTACATCAAATAACAACAGTTCTAGTATAGATATTGATGATATAACAAATCTTGAAGCAGAATTAAATGATGCTGTTGATGTTGGCAGTGGGAATATTAGTGACTCTTTTTTGAATATAGGTGAAGGCATTGAAAGTATAAAATTAGGTGATGATATTTTTGGTAAAACAGACGATGATACACCACTTAATGTGAAATTTGATTCACCTGAACCAATAAAGATAGGTTCACATACATCACAAACGAATGTAGCAGATTCAAAAACTTGGGATGGTTATGGTAAATTTAATGATATTCCAATTGATCCAGAAGTTAACATGCCTTCAACAAAATCAATGTCAAAAGAAGAGATGATGCGTGAAAAATTTTCATATTTAAAAAAATTAGAAGTTTTAGAAAAGAAAGGAGCCGAGCTTACAAAAAAATATACGATGGATTCTTCATTACAAGAAATGATGGGTGAATATGAAATGTTAATTTCTGAAAAAGAAAAAGAAAACTCAATAAAGTTCCAAGGTAATATGTTATCTGCTGCTATTAATGGTATTGAATTTTTAAATAATCGTTTTGATCCTTTTGATATTAAACTTGATGGATGGGGTGAACAATTTGGTGAAAATGTAAATGATTATGATGAAATTTTTGCTGAATTACACGAAAAATATAAATCAAAAGCAAAAATGGCACCAGAATTAAAGTTAATGTTTCAACTTGCTGGTAGTGCTATGATGATACATATGACAAATACAATGTTTAAAAGTCAATTACCTAATATGGATGATATGATGAGACAGAATCCTGAATTGATGCAACAATTTAGCCGCGCTGCTGCCGATAGTATTGGGAAAACTAGTCCTGGATTGAGTGGTTTTATGAATAATGTAATGAGTTCAAGTGATCCAACCCCAATTAATACAGGTCCACCTCCAACACCAATGGAAACACAAGGTCCAATGTCTATGCCACCTCCAAACCGACCTGGTTTTGTAGAAAAACGTGCTTTTGCTTCTAATCGTCCCGATATTGAATCAATAAGAGGAAACAGTGTTGAAGATAATTTTCAAAAATTAGGAGAAGATATGGAAGAAAAAATATTAAAAAAACGTCCTGAAATGAAAACTCCAACAACAAATACTAAAAATGATGTTAATAATATCTTATCAAATTTAAAAACAAAGACAGTTGATATGGATAGTGGTAACAATGATGATAGTGGTAGTACAATAAGTATAAGTGAATTAAAAGAAATGCAACTTGGTGATGCTAAGATAGCAAAAAGAACAAAAAAAAGAAAAGGTTCTGAAAAGAATATAATTAGTCTTGAATTATAAGTAAAATAAAATTTATTTTAAGAGTTGTTTTATTAATGTATATATTCCGAGTAAGAATAATATTGCTTGAAATGAAATAATAATTTTAGGTATTGTATTCCATTTTATAATTTTTTCGTGCATTTTATCATCTTGGTGTTTTGAAAAATCATTAATATCTAATATTAAATAATAATTGATAATAGTAGCAATATATAAAAAACATAAACTTATAATAATTAATGCTATGTTATATAATTGTGATTTATCTCTATGAAATCTTGAATAACCCAATGAAGCAAAAGATATAGATGTAAAAAGTCCAACATTACGTAATGTGGTATGATAAAACATTATTAAATTATTATATTTTTCATTCATAATAATATTATATATAGATACAATATTATTTATTAATATAAAATTATTTTTTATATTTACGTGTTTGGGTTTTGCTTTTAATACTTTTAACGCTTTTAACGCTTTTAACGCTTTTAATGCTTTTAATGCTTTTAATGCTTTTAACGCTTTTATTTCGAATTGTTTTATTATTTTTTATAAATATTTTTTTACCACCTTTTACATTGATTTTATAAGTAACTTCTGATTTATTTGTTTCAGGTTTGAAATCAACAATGTTAATATCAGCTTTTTTTACAATTTTATTAGTATTATTATTTATTTTATCATATAAATCTGACGCATATTGATTTAAATTTTGAAATGTTGAATCTCTTCTTAGCATTCTTTTATTATAATCACATATACTTCTAAAATTTTCAAGTATAGTTAACTTTTCACCTGATATTTCAGCAAATGTCATATCTTTAACATTAATTTCATATTCACCTTGTTTATATGGAGTTGTGTCATTTATTTTTTTAATTTCACCATCCCAATAATACTTGGTAAGAATATAGTTTTTATTGTCATGTTTAATTTTTTCTTTGTGAAAAATAATAGGTAACATAATACTGATAGAATTTTTAATAGAATTGTTTATTTTATCTTTATTTTTTTGAGAATCAACATAATCTAAATTATTATTTCTAATAAAGGTTTGTAATTTGGTTATACTTTTTAATGTATCGCGTGTTAATATATCATTACTAAAAAGAGAACCTTTTGTGTAATCTATTTCAGGAAAAAAATAGAAATTATCACTAAGATATTTATCTTTTATTATTTTATTATTTAATAAATTTGGAAGATTTGATATTTTTATAGAAAGTTTATAAGGTGTAATTGTTACAGTTTTATTCATAATACATTTACACTATAAAAAAATAACTTGTTAATTAAATAATATTTACATATTCATTACATATCATTAGATATATAATATATATAACCATCACTTTCAATACTTTCACATATAGAATATTGTGTTTTCCATATTTTAGATTTTATAAAGTTAATAAATTCTTTTGATAAATATGTTGAACATTTAAAATTTGTTAATGCTCTTGTCCAATGTATTTCATTTACATATGGAATAAATAATGTATATATTTGAGAACCACCTATAATCCAAAGTTCAGAATTATCAGATTTATTTATTTCTATATAATTAAATACATCATTTATAGATGATAAAAATACATAATTTTTATTGTTGTTATCAGAATTATTTTTTTTAGATAATATAATATTTTTTCTTTTAACTAATGTTTTTTTTGACATTGAATCCCAAGTATTATTTCCCATTAATACAAAATTATTACCTTTACCAATTGTTAAATTTTTAAATTGTCTCAAATCACCTTTAAGTTTCCATTTTGGTAATTCATTATTTAAACCAATACCATAATTCATATCTGTTGCTAAAATCATTTTAATAGGAATATTTATATTAGTTATTTTTGTTTCCATTGTAATATAATATTGAAAGTATATTATATTATATTTTTTAAATATATAAAATGTTTTATATGTTTTATATGTTTGATATGTTTGATATGTTTTAAATGTTTTTATTTTTATTAAATCGTCTTGTGAATGATTCAACTGTATTACCACTCGAAACATCTGTTTCTCTTTTTAATTTTCTTGCCTTTTCAAGTATTTTTATAGATTGTGCTATTTCATTTTCACTTAATATACCGTCATTATTAGTATCTATTAATTTATGTAATTTTTTATATGAATCAGGCATTATACAAAATTTACTATTTTCATTTGTTAAAAAATCAGCAAGAATTACGAATATTGCTGTTAACCCAAGTGCCATAAATATATCTCGTGTGCCCATCCATGCAACAGCAAATATAAGAACTTGTCTACTTAATATATTTCGTAAAAATGATTCTTGTGATTTACTTAACTTAACAGTGATAAATTTAGAACCTACATTTAAAAAAATCATTATTATACCAGCAAAAAATTTACTATTATTTAAACTATATAATGATTCATACATATTTTTAAAAATCTTTTTCATACTATTATATTCGATTTTATTTTATAATTTACATATTATAAATATTCGTTTCATCAAGAATAGATGGATAACTTTGAAAATTAACTTTATCTATTAATAGATTTAATATATTAATATCTAATATTTCTGGTTCTGGTTTTATTTCATTAGAATTTTTTGATTTTAATTGTTGTTTTAATTCCAAAATGTTTTGTGATGTTGGTTTTTTGCTACAAATAGTACAGTTACAAATACTACAATTATCACAATGTTTACAATCAGTACAATTACCACAATTATGACAACTTTTATTAGGTTGGTTATATACACCAAATAAATTTTTACGTGTTCTTTTAGTTTTTTTATTGTGTTTATTATTTTTATTATTTTTATTATTTTTATTATTTTTACTATATCCGGTAATATTACCATCTACATTATCAACATATCTTGACATATTTTCAACAAATGTATATTTTATATTATCATTTATTATGAAAAATAATATTGCTACAAAAAGACCAATAATAGTATTTGTTTTTGCAAATAAAATAATAATGACAATGAATAAAAATTTCCCTAAAATACTATCATTTAAACGTGCAAGTATTTCTGGTTGAAGAACATATATAGATACAATTAGAAATGCAAGTAATATTAATAAATTATTTTTCATATATAAAGTAAACATATTAATTCAATAATAAGAAATTAAAACAAAAAATGTGAAATAATAAAAAAATAGTTTTCTTCTATGATATTATATATATACAATGTCATTAGCTTTATTTGCTGCTGAATTTAATAATGAAGATAATATAAAAAAACAACGAAAATCAAATAGGTCGTGTAGTATAAAAAAAATGATGAATAAAAAACAAATAATGAATAATAAATTAGATAAATTTACTAATAAAAAACAAATTAGTGGATTTACTAAAACAGATAAAGTTCAAGAAGCTTTACAAGCAATACATTCTACTTTAGAAGATGATGAAGATGATGAAAATAATTATAATGTATCAAATCTTGAAAATTTTGAACCTATTGAAGCACCAATATCAGCATCAACAGAACGAATATCTTCTAATGATATTAACAATATTGTTGATACAAAAGAGAATGAAAGAATAGAATCATTTGAAAATTATTTTAAAGTAAATGATGAAAATCCAGAAGAAGAACAAAGTTCTTACGCAACACAATATTATGATCAATATATTCCTCCAACACATTTAAATTATAAGGGTTATGCTGAAAATAAAAATATTATTAATACAACAAGTGATTTAGATAAAAAAATAAATTATCTTATTGAATTAATAGAACAACAAAAAGGAGAAAAAACAGATAATGTAACAGAAGAAATTTTATTATATGGATTAGTTGGTGTATTTGTAATATATGTAGTTGATTCATTTGTAAATATTGGAAAATATAAAAGATAAATTAAAATAAAAGAAAACAATTTTTATAGTCAATTGGTTTAGTAACATAATTATAAAAGTAATATGAATTTTCATAATACATATCAAAATTTTGTGATTTTAATATTTCATATAGAAATATATAATTATCACTTATATTTTCAATAATAATATATTTATATTTAAATTCTTTACAACATAAGTATGCAGCATTATGGAAACCTTTTATAAATGTATTTTCTTTACAATTTGATAATCTCATACAAGATATGGTTTCAATAATATTGTGATTTTTATATTTTGTGTAAGTTTTTTTAAAAATATATATTCCAAGTAATCTATCTGGTGTTTTTAATATATAAATATGTAGGTCATTATTATCAATCATATTTATTATTGTTTGTATATTAATATGAATATATACATCAAAATTATCATAATTATATAAATTATCTATTAAACAAGATAAAGTATTTTTATTCATTTTCACAAGTTCAATATTACCAATACCAGGTGGAGTTTTCCATTTTAAAATATTAAAAACATAATTTTTTGTTTTTACATAAGGAACTATATTAAAGTTTTGTGAGGATTCATTTTTAAAAAAGTAAATATTCGCTTTTCCTTTTTTATTATCTACAAAATATTTATGTGTCTGTATAAGTTTCGGAACATTATATAATTTTCTATTATCTAATGAAATACATAAAAAATCAACATAATATGTATCTAATTTATTATTTTGATAATACATTTCTAATGGTTTTGAAGTAATACTTCCTATTATTTTTAATTCCTCTTTAATTTCATTATATTGACGAAGAATATTACCATACATAAATGAACAATAAGAATCTTTTTCAACACAAGAAAATATTGTGTTTATATGTTCTAATGTTGGTAAATAACTTATACTTTCTGTTTGAATATAATTATTTATTAAAAATTTTGTTAATTTTTCTTTTGTATCTTTATCTTCCAATGTTATTATATTAATCGAATCAGTATTTACATATTTATCTTTTGGTTGTGGTAATATATTTATTATTTTTGGCTTACTTATATTGTTAAACATTTTTATAAAAATATTATAATTATGATACACTGGTTGTTTGCTCCAATATGGATTTCTTAATTTATAATATATTGTTTCCAATATAAAAAATAATATAATTATTATGATAGTTAAATATAAATATGACATCATAATATCATCTATTATTTTTATTTTTTTATTTATTTTTATTTTTTTATTTATTTTTATTTGTTATTTATTTTTATTTGTTATTTATTTTTATTTATTAATTTGGTTTTTGAAGAAAGTATATATAATTGTATTCATATGTAGCAACTGTCATATCAGCTTTTGCCTTTAATACAAAGCCAATTTCCTTAGCCATATTTAATATTGGTTTTTGCTCTTCCATATATAAGGTATGAACGTTTTTTCGGAATACTTTTTTGCTTTCTTTATTTGAAAACCTTTCTACAAACTCTGTATTATTATGTTTTTTATTATCTATTAAAAATTCTGATTTATATCTATAATTATTAAAAACAATATTAGTTTCTACAATTCTTTCAGGAGCATATTTTTGTGCGTTTACAGAATGTAATGGGTTACCTGGAGACAATACAGGATCAAACATATTTTTATTTACAAGATGTATTATCATATGACCACCTGGAACAAGCCAATCATAACAATTTTTAAAAAATAAACGCTTATCTTTTATATAATACAATGTAAAATACATACAAGTAATATGAGAAAATGTTTCATTATCAAATATAATACTTCGTAATACATCATCATTAATAAAATTAATTTTTGGATAATTTTCTTTTGCTTTTATACACATATATTTTGATTTATCAATACCTGTTAAATTACAACCTGTATTTTCTAAACCACCAAGTAAATGCCCTGTTCCTGAACCTATATCAAGAATATTAGATTTTTTTGTAATAGATGTTTTATCTTTTATGTTATCTATTTCAAAATTATGTTTTCCCTGATCATATGTTAAATGGTCATATATTTTTGAATAAAATCCATCATATATCTCTTCTATATTACTATTCAATGTAAAACTATCTGTATTTATTATAGAACTATCAAAACCTTCTATATTTATTCCATAATTATTAACAAAGTTATACAAATAACGATTAAAAATGGTTAATAAAATTCCAATAATTAAAATAATAATTATAAATAGTAATCGATTTTTAGATATTAATTTTTTAAAATTCATAATGTATATGTATTATTAATATATTTTTTATATAATAATGAATTAATGGATATCGAAATTAATGATGTTAGAAAAGATACTGAATTTAAAATGTCATCATTTTCAGGATATAAACGTGTTGATGTAATAAAAGAATATTTAAAATCATTACAAGCATCTAAAATAGAGGAATCAAGCTATTGGAGTGCTGAGCTTGTATGTGGTGGACATTATATGGATTTATGGCAAGCTATTATTGTTTTTATGTCAAAAAATATACATTTTGGAAACCCAAAATTACCATCATATATAGATATGAGAATTAATACATTTAAGGATGTTGTTCACAATGGTTTTATAGGTAATGAATTAAGAATGAGGAATTCACAAAAAATAAGAAAGTTATTTGCTGAAGTAAGTGTTATTTTATGTTTATCTATGAAAAAACATACTGTTGAACTTGTAAAATTAGATAAAAATGAACGTTTTGACTTAACAAAAATGAATCATCACTTTAAAGCAGACAAACCATCATACGCAAATCTAATATTTCGTAAAGAAGACCCTAAAGAATTATTTGTTGCTATAAATGAAATGATGTATCATTTATCACCTTCTTCATTAAGTTCCAATGATGTATGCTGGTGGGTTGAATGGATATTAGCATACGAACAAGAATGTTCAAAGAAAAAAAATAAATGTATATGTGATAGACGTGAATATGGAAATGTTCCAACATCAAATCAAAAAGATATAATATGGATTATATGGGAAGCAATATTAATTACTGCTGAAAAAAAAAATACATTTATAAAAAAATTAGTTAATAGTTTATTTAATATATTTACATTAAGATTTACACCTGGTGTTGTTAGAAGACGCAGACACGTAATATATTTCGCTATTATGTGTTTAATAGAACATGTTAATCAAAATGTGCAATTATTAAGAGATAAAACTATTTTAGAAAATATTACAAATAAAATTAATAATATTTATAAACAAATCAAAAAAAGTGAAAAATCACCAGAAACAGATTATTTATTTAAAGATGTTAAGAAATCAAATCTTGAAAAAACTATTGAAAAATTAGATATTATGAACAAATTTTTATAAAAAAATATTTAATTTACTAATAATTATTATTATAAATATTAGTATTTATATATATTATAGCAATGTCTAAACAAACAAAAACTCAAAGACAAACAAAAAATGGTGGTAAAAAGAAAACTATAAAAAATAATAAAAAAATACAAAATAAAAAAATACAAAATAAAATAAACAAAAATGTAATGAATTCTATGGTTACAAAATTTATGGAAATGTTAAGTTGTATTAAATTATACCATTGGAAAACTATGAATAAAAGTGTTCATGATGCTACTGATGTATTATATACTGAATTAAATAAAAAAATAGATAGATTTATGGAATTATTAATAGGAAAAACTAATTATAAAATAGAAAAAATATGTTTTAGTTGTTTTAAAATACAAAATAAAAATCATTTTATTAAAGTAATACACGAATTTATTAATTATTTACGTTCTATGAACAATATGCTTGATAAAAATAATGATAGTGAATTAATTACTGTTCGCGATGAATTAATAGGAGATTTTATGCAACTATTTTATTCAATACGATTAAAATAAATAGAAAATAAATATTTTCATATAGTATCATGGAAGATAACGCAAGCGCACGTTTTATGAAATTAACTTCTTTACCAACTCAAACAAAAGAAGCTTCAACTATAACATCTACGATATTAAAAGTATTAGCAGTATCTATAGTTCTCGCTCTTTTAGGATTAAATATTTTTTATTATTTAGGAGATGCAACAGAATTTACAGCATATGTTATTGAACCTGTTGCAAAATTCTTTGGATATAGCGTATCTGAAACAACAAAAGAAGTTGTAAAAACTTCGGCGTCTGGTGCTAATGTAGCTGTTGATGCAACATCTGGTGTTTTAAAAAATATAATTAATACATCAGCTGGTGTAGTCGATGAAACTTTACCTGAAACAAATTCAAGAACTCAATCACAATTAAATATATCACAACAAAAATTAAATCAACGACCAAATAATAATCAAAATGTAAAAGCATCAAATGAAGATGATCAAGTGCTAAGCGGTAGTCTAACCAATAATACTTCAAAAGCATCAGGTGTTATAGGTTATTGTTATATTGGTGAAGACAGAGGAAATAGAAGTTGTGTTCCTATAAATGAACAATCTTCATGTATGTCTGGAGAAATATTTCCATCAAGAGATATATGTATAAATCCTAATCTAAGAAATTAAATTTAAAATTGAATTACTAACCGACACTTCTTATGTTTTAAACAAAATTATAAACATAAGAAAATATATAAGATGACAACAAAAGAACAAAAAAAAGAGTTGGTATTAATGAAAAATGAAGAAAAATACCAACGTCAATATGAAAAGTATATGAAAAACAAAGCTTTGGAAGATAAAGTTATTATCTTATCAAACAATTTTACTCGTATTATACCAACTAACATATTAGAAAAAAATAAAGAACTTTATTGGGGTGGTAATGGAGTTGGTGACAGATGGTGTAATAAAAAATTTAATTATACAAGCATACGAATTCTAAACAATTCAAAACAAGTAAAAACTTATTCTGAAAATGATAACGACCACATTCCACAAGACGTTTTAGATGATTTTTGTAAATTAAATGAACATTTTATTGGTATAGCAGGAATATTTGTCCATAGTCGTAGAGAAAATATTGTAACAAGACCTATAAGAGATGATATTAAAAAACATTATAAAAAACTACCCTGTTGCGTTTGCGGTTCCAATAGTGAACTCATTTGCGACCATAAAAACGATTGCTATAATGATAACGATGTTCTCGATACAAAGCTTCAACAATTAGAAGATTTTCAATCTCTATGTAACCACTGTAATCTTCAGAAAAGACAAATATTTCGAGATGAAACAAGAGACCAAAAAATATTTAGTGCTAAAAACCTCCCAATGTTCAAATTTTATGATCTTGAGTTTCCTTGGGAAAAAAAAGTATTTGATAAAAATGATTTAAACTGTAAAAAAGATACCTGGTGGTATGACCCAATTGAGTTTATGCGCAAGGTCAAGATTTACGGTGATTTGATTCATTCCATACGTTTAATTAATAAAACAAATAAAATTAATTAAATAAATAATTAAACTAATTTTACATTGATTTTTACTACAATTAATAAATTAATTAACCTTTTTTTCACCTTCATTATATCTTCTATTATTTTTATAATTATATAATGGAACACTTAAATCACAACCATTATTATTACCACAAACTACGTTATTTGGATTAGGTATATTTCTATTTACAGCTCTTGTATATATTCTATTACGTGTCATATTTGTTGAATTATTTTTATATGATAATATCTCACATTTTCTTCTTCGATTTAATTTTTCTTGTGTAATTACCGCTGATTCAATTGAGCTATTATAAGGACTTAATACACTAAATCTACCTACACTTACAGGCTCAGTAGGTGCTTTACAAGCTATATCAAATGGAGTGAGTTCAGGCTCTGGTTCAGGCTCCGGCTCTGGTTCAGGCTCCGGCTCTGGTTCCGGTTCAGGCTCTGGCTCCGGCTCTGGTTCAGGCTCTGGCTCTGGCTCAGGTTGAGGTTCCGGCTCTGGTTCTGCTTCAGGATTATTATTCATACTATAAATACTCATAAAATTATATAATTACTTAATTATTATTTATTCATATGAACTACCTAAAAACCAGTCTATTGATAAGTAACTGAAATCTGTATTAAGAATATTAGCATTACCTGTCATTTTTTTATTAGGACCAAGTCTTAATATGTCATTTATTTGTCTTGTTCCTAATGCCTTATTATAATATATAAGATTACTTATATTACCATTAAAACCACCATTTGATGCCGCATAAATATTACCATAATTTTGTTTTGGGATACCTGATAATACCTTTCTTTTTGCTACATTACCATTAACATATACATCAAGATTTTTATCTTTTACCATAACTGTAACAAGAATCCAATTTTGTAATGGAATATTTGGTATTGAAACACTTTCAATCATATGGTCTTGTTGTATTCCATCATTTTTATCAGGATAACTATTCATTACAACAAGAAGTTCAGCTTGTTGTGCTTCTACATGATGATTGGAATATTTAGAACGTCTTAAATATACACCTGGTGAATTATTTGGGAAATTCATACCTTTTTGATAATGTACATTATCTATACTAATTCCAGATGTATTAATATTTTTTTCCCCTTTATGAAACACATGTTGTAAACGTTGTGTATGATTTCCATTATTCTGTGTATCTATATCCTCATCAAGATTAATATCTTTCACATATAACCACATTGTATATGTAAATTCAATACCTGAATGTTCGTTACTTGATCTATGTATTGATTTAGAATTGTTTATTTTTGGATCTTGTGGTATTTCAACTTGTTGTGTTGCGTCAATCATACCATCTATTAATTTTACATTAGATTTTGGAAAAAATAAATAATTAATTAAATTTATACTTACTTGAAATAATATCATGAACATTATTAAAACTATTATTAAAAATGCAAAATTAGTAATAGCACTATTTGATTGCATAAATTCTTGTGTTCCTGAAAAAAATGTATTTAACCTTGATTGTTGTGGATTTGCTTCACCATAATAGTTATTCATATTTATATATATAATTGCATATAAAAATGAATTTTCTAATTTACAAAATGGTTATATAATCCTAAATAATTAAATACTAATACTTGCTGATTCTACATTATTTTCAAGTATTGACATTTTAAAACCATATTTTGAAAAAAAGTTAGATAGACCTAAACCACTGGTAAACCCATCACTATAAGTATACCACGCTTTTTGTGGATCCATTGGAGAACCCCAAAATTTAAATTTAGATGTTTTTCCATCAAATCCCTTTGAGCCTGGTGTAATAACAATATCTTCTGCTTGGTCTATACTAGGTGGATATTCTAATATGCATGTTTTTACAAGTTTACCATTCATATATATATCAATAGTGCGATTGTTAAAACTAATTATCATATTTACCCATTTTTGTAATGGCACATTTCTTATTTTACATATTTTTGTTTTAGTTTCATCATTAATATCAAGTCCAGAACCACTTAAATTATTATCAGCAGAATCACCACCACCATCACCACCACCATCACCACCATCTGTTTGTAAATATTGAATAGTGTTAACAGAACCGTCTGATTGCATGATACTTGTGGGACAGCCAGTAGAATCAGTATTAGGCATTGCGTAATAATACCCATTAACTAATGATGATACTTGTGCGGTACTACCACCACTACAATCAATCATTTGCGGATAATATTCTTTATTATTTGGAAGGTCATTAGCTTTTATCTCATCACCATTTCCAGAAGCTGTAAGGGTACTCCAATCAAAACCATTATTTTGTTGTGTTGAAGCATGATCACCAGAATGTTTTACAGCAAGTATAACATCATTTACTGCTTCGTCAAAATATAAAGAAAAACTATTATTTCTTTGAAAAATAATTTTATTTTTACCGAAGTTATAACTCCAATCATCCATATAAAACCATATAGAATAGGCTGAATTTGTTCCACCGGTTGACCTTAATTTAGAAGCAGCTATAGTTATTTCTTCTTGACCTGATGTGATAGATGTTAATCCTGAAGATGTTAAAAAAGTAGTTACAACATAGTAAAGTAAAATAAGTAAAATTAAGACTATGAACATATTTCTTGAATCCATTTAATAATATATGAATAGATTTTTTTCACTAAAGAACTGAACATATATAATTATAAACGAGGAAAACTCATATTTTTATCAAAAGAATATAATGTTTTTATCATATTCATCGTTAATGGATGTTGATAATATACCACTTTATTTATACCACCTTGTATTCCATTTTCATTACCAAAAATAATTTTAGCGTTTTCAATATCTTCATCAGTGCTATCAATCGAAGATATTAGATAACCATTTTTAGAACTATATAATGGTTTATCTTCATCAGTGCTATCAATCGAAGATATTAGATTACCATTTATAAAAATATCGATTGTTCCACCATTAAAATTAAAAACCATAAAATTCCATTTTTGTTTTTTTAATTCATTAGTTTTAAATATCACAGGTGTTGAATCATCATCTTTCAAAATAGATACTTGTAACATATTTCCATTAGGATTATATTTAACAACAGGTTTTGAACCCATATTTAATATATTTTTATATTCATTTCCTTCTTGATCATTAATATAAATCCAACTACTTATACTATATGTCATATCAGCATTATCTCTTGTATCAGGTATTTCATCTAAATAGTCTTTTTTAATTGTTTCCCATTCCTCACTATTAATTTCAATACCGTATTCAAATGCGTATTGGTTTGCAAGTTCTTCAGCTTGTTTATTTCTTGTTTCGTGGTCAATATTTTCATTAATTTTATTTATCTTGTTAAATAGTCCCATATCGATTTCATTATCTAAGTATATAGGTTCTTTTATTAATTCGATACCGTCGTGTGTTAATAAATCTAAATATAGTTTTTGTAAGTAAGGGTATAAGTAATATATAGAAAAGAATAAAATGATTATAGCAATGACAAAGAATGATGATTTTGGTGTAATTTGATAATCATTATAAATATTTTTAATAGTATCATTGAATATACATATAATGCTTATGAATAGTCTATATATTGTAGTAGTAGGTCCTTCAAAGTATTTGTATACATTTTTATTACTATATATGTATCTATAGAAAGCAGTTCCTATAACAATAAATAATAGTAAGTATAATGTTAGACTTTGTAAACCACTAAAAAAAGATGGATTAAACTTGTAATAGTAGTTGTATGTTGGTAAAAATATACTTAATGACATTATAATAGCAGTTAATATAACAAATGAATTGTAATTAGATTTGAAATAATTATATATTTTTTCAAATATTTTAGTATTTTCGTCTATATTGTTGTATGTATTATTTTGATTATCACTTTGAGAAGCTAATGACACCATTAAAATGGAAATAAATGTTCCAATTATTAATAATGCTATAGTTAAATTATTTCTTATATTTCCAATAAGATTAAATGATTTTTGTTGAGTGATACCTGCGCCTAATATTGCTCCAATTATAGCCCCAGCACCACAAATAACAATAGTATTAATACCAAATTTTTTAAATATAGTAGAAAAGTTGATAGGTTCATTATTTTCTACTTTTATTGAACCAATTTGTGTAAAAGTTACAACAATAGCGATAAGTAAGCCAATAATGGAACCTAATAATGTAGCGTTTTCAGTTTGAAAATAATTATACATTAAATTTAAATCGCCGGTTAAAAGGTATAACGTTAATATTATAAAAGTTATAAATAGACAAATTAATAATATTAGTATAGGGTTAGTTTTTTTTGATTCGGAAATAATATTTGTCATAATATTTTTAGTTTTTTCTTTTATATTCCCCCCTATATTAGTTACAGTATTACGATTACTCATAGTTATATATAATATACATTATATAATATATAACTTTTCATTTTTGATTTTTATTTTTACAACCTTTCTTTTGCTGTTTTTTCGCCATGGCATTCTCTACATAAAGCTACTAAATTATCTACATTATTTGAGCCACCGTGTTCAAGTTTAATAACGTGATCAACTTCGAACCATGCGTTTAATTGTTTTTGACAATGTTTACAATTCCAGTTTTGTTGTGATGCTACCCATTTCTTTTTTGTTTCACCCACAGAACGTTTTGTAGCTTTAGAAATATTTGTGTTTCCGTTGCCTGATTGTCTAATTCGTGTTTCTCCGTTATTTGTATCTTGATTAATACCGTATATATCAAAATTGTCGTTTGTTCTGGATGTCATATCAATTAATGGGTTAAGTAGACTTAGAGCTTCTCTATCAATAGGCATATATTTAATCATTCCATTTGCTTGTTTTAAAAATTCTTTTCCTTTATTTGGTTTTTTTTTAAATAATAGGTATAAACATAGACCAATAAAAGCATAAACGCCCATTTCAATATATTTTTTGTTGGATTTAATGTAAGTTAATATTTTACCATCGTGATAAGTGTTATATATAATAAATGATGTTGCTAATAATATTATAATTTCTATTTTCATATAATATATATTATTATTATTTTTTACTTTGATATGGTAGGCATTGTCCTTGTTTATTTTTTCTTGTTCCATTAGGACACCGAATTCTTTTTTTAGTTTTTTTCATTATACTTGCTTGACGAAGCATATAACTATCTGTTTTTGTGGTAATAATGTTGTTGTTTATGTTTTGATTGTTTTGATTGTTTTGATTGTTTTGATTGTTTTGATTGTT